CGTGGTGCAGATTCAGCAAAAGATGACCGCCGCCGGCCTCTACTCCGGCCTGTGGGACGGCTACTACTCGCCCGCCCTCACTCAGGCCGTCGCCGAGTGGCAGGTCCGCCTCGGTATCACCTCCGACGGCGCCTGGGGCCCTCGCACCGCCAAGGCGACCGCAGCATGGGAGGCATGGATCGCCTCGATCCGCCCGACCGTCAAGCGCCCGGTGCCGGTGATTCACCCGGGCCAGCATGGGCGCAACGTCCGCCATCTCCAGAAAGCCACGAACGCCCTCGGCATCAAGGTCCACAAGCAGCCCCTCGGCCTCAACGGCGTCTACGGGCCCGACACGCAGAACGCCGTCGCCAAGTTGAAGGCTTCGTGCCACCTCAACGCCAAGCGCCCTCCGTTCTCCCGGCGTGCTGCGGCGTGCCTTGACCGCAAGCTCAGAAAGGCCGGACGATGATCGCCGCCGTAATCCCTCACCCGACGACCGACCCTCTGGCGCATCTGTCCTACTTCGCCTCCGTCGTGATCGCCATGACGCCGATTGCCGGCGGACTGTGGGCCGCCTACCGCCACCACGAAAAGAAGAAGGCTCTCCGGCTCCAGGATCACACCGACAAGGTGGACGCCTTGCACGACGTGATCGTCGGACGTGAGCCGACCATCGAGAACCCGCACCCGCAGCTCGGAATCTTCCAGCGCCTTGAGCGCATGGAGGCCGACCTTCTTGACCTCAAGGACGGGCTGGAGAACGTCCGCAAGGAGGTCACCCCAAACGGCGGGAACACGAACCGCCTCGGCGACCGAGTCAAGCGCCTCGAGGAGAGGCTCGCCAAGTCGTGAGGCGCATCGGCTCCGTCTTGGACTCCATCGGCGTCAAGATCACGAGCGCCGTCGGCACGATGTGGTGCGCCCTCGCCTTCGCCTGCCTCGCCCTCGTCTCGCTCCCCGACGCCCTCCGCACTGGACGCCCGGCGATCGTCTCATGGGTGGCGCAGACCTTCCTCCAGCTCGTCCTCCTCTCCGTCATCATGGTCGGCCAGCAGGTGCAGGGCCGGAGCACCGAGCGGATCATCAGCGAGACGCACGCCCTCGCCGAGGAGTCACGCCAAGAGATCATTGCCATCCTGCGAGAGGTCCACAACATTGAGGACGACCTAGATGACTGACCGCTACCGCACCATCCGAGCCGGCGACCTCGTGCTGGCCCACGGCACCGGCATCATCTCCAAGATCATCCGCTTCGGCCAATGGCTCCGCCCGTCCTGGCGCCCGTATCGCTACTGGAATCACACCGCCATCGTCGTCGCCGAACTCGACGGCGTGGTCAAGTGCGTCCAGATGGCCCGACGCTGCGAGATCGTGACCCTCGACGAGGTCGCCCCCGGCGGTCGTGTGCAAGTCCGCTCCATCCCCGACGGCGTCGATCGCCTCCGGGCCGTGGATTGGGCGCTCCAGCAGGCTCGGGCCGGTCGGCGCTACTCATTCCTCACGATCATCAGCATCGCCCTCCAGCTCATTACCCCCAAGTGGCTCAACGTGGACTTCCACGAGAATCACCCCGCTCTCATTTGCAGCGCCTTAGTGGCCCGAGCGTGGGAACATGGAGGCTGGGACTGTCCTAGCGACCCGTTCCAGATCACCCCCGCCGAGCTCGCAAGGATCACCGCATGACCTACAGAATCGTCGTTCCTGTCGAGGGCTCCGGCGGATTCATCAACGGCGTCACGGTCGACGCCTGGAAGGTGACCCGGTTTGCCAACACGAACGTCCCCGCCAAGGATGCCTCGCCGCCCTCCGGCTCGCCCGATGCTGGCCCGGTCACCACGGCGACCAACGGCGCCCCCGGTCAGGCCGTCCTCGACGTGGAGGCCGGCTACTCCTACAACATCCGAGTGCAGCAAGGCTCCAACGCCTACTGGACGCAAACCTCCGAGCCCCTCGCCGCCGGCGTCGCCTCCACGGCGCTTCAGTCCTTCCAGGGCCGCACCGCCACCGCCGCCGTCCTGACCAAGGCGGACGTGACCGGCACCGGCCTCACCTACTCCGACGTGAACGCCGACATCTCAGGCGCCGCCGCCACCAAGGTCGCCAAGGACTCCCTCGTCTACAACGTCCTTGACCACGGGATCGTCTGCGACTCCTCGACTGACAACGCCTCGGCCATCAACGCCCTCATCTCGTCGATGCCATCGGGCAGCACCCTCTACTTCCCGCCAGCGCCGGTCGGCACGACCCGCTACTACGGCGTCCGCTCGCCCATCGAGGTCACGAGGCAGATCGTCCTCCGAGGTGATTCACTCGGCACCGCCTCGGGATCGAGCACCATCGCCACCCGCATCCGAGCCCTGTCGGGATTCACCGGCGGCGCCATCATCCGCAACTTCGCCACGAGCGACTACAAGACCGTCATCACGCACACCGGCGTTAGCACGACCAACGGCTCCGCCGTCATCAACGACCCGAGCGCCTCATCTCTCAGCACCTACGTCAACGCCCTCGTCACCGGCACCGGCATCCCGACCGGCTCCTACATCAAGTCCGTCAACACGAGCACCGGGGACATCACCATCTCGCAGGCGGCGACGGCGGACGGCTCCGTATCGGTGCAGTACGGCGACATCAACGGCAAGGCCTACGCCCCCAACTACGCCCCGTCGCACGTCAACGCCCTCACCATCAAGGACATCACCATCGACCTCGGCCAGGAGTCGGGCGGCGTGGCCGTGTGCAACAACACCGTCGGCCTCCAGCTCACCGGCATCTACGAGCGCACCGAGATCCGCAACGTCGTCATCCAGAACAACAACGCCCCGAACGCTTACGGCAACGTCGCCGTCGGCGTCTACAACTCACTCGGCGGCGGTAGTGCGATCGGGCGCTACATCATGGACCACGTCACGGTCTACGGCTACGGCTGGCTCCACGAGCTCGCCCTGGACGGCACCAACGGCGGCACGATCCTCGGCGACATGATGCTGGACTGTGGCGTCACCAACTGGACCACGACGCCCGGACCTCCCGATGGCACGACGCACCAGTCCTCCGTGTTCTACGTCAACGCCGTCCGTGGTGCCTACATCGAGGGCCACGCCGAGGCGATCCCGCCGAACAGCGCCGCCGCAACGTGGGCCTCGAGCACCGCCTACGCCAAGGACGCCCCCATCGTGGTCAACGGCGTCCAGTATTGGGCCACGACCGCCGGCACCTCGAGCGGCAGCGCCCCGGCGTTCTACGGCACCTGGCAACCGAGCACCGCCTACACCGTGAACACGATCGTCAACAACCTCCTCGGCGCCGCCTCAAGCGCCATCCTGTTCAAGTGCACCGTGGCCGGGACGAGCGGCTCAACCCCGCCGGCGTGGAGCTACGACACGACCACGACCTTCACCGATGGCGGCGTCACCTGGCAGCCCGTCGGCGTGTGGACCCTCGGCACGATCACGGACAACACGGTCCGATGGACGCCCAAGACGACCGCCCCCTACGCCGCCCAGCCGTGGGTCGCCAACACCTACATCCCGACCGACACCTACGGCAACACGACCGTCACCGAGGCCGGCTACCCCAACGTCGTCTACCGATGCACGACCTCGGGCACGACCGGCTCGTCAAACCCGTCATGGAACCGCACCCTCGGAGCGACCACGACCGACGGCTCCGTCGTCTGGCGTTGCGTCTCCACCGATGCCGGCGACTGCGCCAACGTGCGCCTCATCGACTGCCCCGACGCCTACGTCCGAGTCCTGTTCAAGACTGACCAATGGGCCGTGGCGACTCGTCCGATCGTGCGAGCGACTCAGACCGCCATCTTCAGCACCACCTCAACCGCCTCCGGCACGAACCCGATGTCGTCGCCCAAGCTTGACCATTGCATCCTCTCGCAGCAGCCCGGACGAGGATGGATCGGCAGCATCGTCGAGGACTACATGGGCGGACTCACCCGTGTCCTCTCCTACGACCCCACGACCTTCAACCCGTCATGGATCACCTACGACGGGATCACCTGCGAGTACGGCAACGCCAACAACTACAGCCCGTACTATTCGGTCCCGACCGTCATCTCCTACGTCAGCGGCGCCCCTGTGACGCTCGCCGGCGATGTCACGGGCGCCAGCAACTCCAACACGGTCGGCAAGATTCAAGGCGTCGCCGTCAGCGCTGCCGATGCCACGCTCGTCAGCCAGGGCGACAACGTGAGCACTCAGTCGTCGCTCGTCTCGAGGACGGCCAACCCCGGCGAGATGACCGTCGTGAACTCAACGAGCGGCGGCACCCTGACCCTCCCGACCGCCCCGACTCAGGGCACCCTCAACACGGTCGCCAACAACACGAGCGGGTCGATCACCGTCACCAGCGCCGCCAACACGCTCAGGACGTTCGGCACCGTCGTGACCAACTACACCTTGGCCGCCAACACGCTCAGCCAATGGCGCTACTCGGGCTCCGTGTGGGTGCTCGTCGCCCTTTCGCCCTCGTCGCCGCTCCTCACGGGCAACAACCTCAGCGAGCTCACGGCCACGGCCTCGACCGCCAGGACGAACCTCGGCCTCGGCACCGCCGCCACCTCGGCTTCGTCGGACTTCCTCGCCGCTGGCTCCACGGCCTCGGGCGATGTCACCGGCACCCTCGGCTCCTCGCTCACGGTCGGCAAGGTGCAAGGCGTGGCGATCACGAGCAACGAGGCCACGCTCGTCACTCAGACGGACAACACTTTCACGACCACGAACATCACGACCCGGACGATGAACCTCGGCGAGATGCTCGTCATCAACGGCACCGGCGGCGGAGGAGTCACCGTCACCTTCCCGAGCAGCCCTGCGACCGGCACCATCAACACGATCGCCAACAACACCTCGAGCACGATCGGCTTGTCGGCGCCTGGTATCACCCTGAGATACCTCACCGGCCTCGGCAGCTCCTTTACTCAGCCCGCCAACTCGGCGACACGATGGGAATGGTCCGGCGCCGCTTGGGTACTGATCGCCTACTCGCCGACCGCCTACGCTCCGAGCGGCTCAGCAGGCGGCGACCTGACCGGCACCTACCCGAGCCCGACCCTCGCCGCCGCCTACGCTGGCTCCTCGCCGGTCGGCTCCGCCACCGCCGTCCCGGTCCTCACGATTGACACCAAGGGCCGGATCACGGCGACCTCGACCGCCGCACCATCCGACACGACCCGAGTGCTCAAGGCCGGCGACACCATGAGCGGCGCCCTGGCAATGGGATCGAACAAGATCACCGGCCTCGCCGCCGCCAGCGCCAACGGTGACGCCGTCCGCTACGAGCAGATCACGACTCTCAAGGGCATCGAGATCGCATCGACCTACTACACCGCCAACGTCTCCAAGACGGTCACCGGCTCCACACTTGCCGCTTTCGACACGACGAACCTCACCGTTTCGTTCACCGCTCCGGCCTCCGGGCAGGTGTGGGCCGAGCTCATCGGCGTCATCACGGTCGGCACCGCAGGCACCAACGCCTTCTGGGGAGTCGCCACGCACAACACGACGACCGTCCAGGGCTCTCTCACGATGGCTACGCAGACCTCAACGCAGATCAACGGACGAGCGATGATCCTGATCACCGGCCTCACGCCCGGATCGTCGTATCAGTACGATTGGGTCGGCGCCACCGGCACGACCGGATCGGTCACTCAGACCCTCACGATCCGCTCGCAGACCACGGCGACGGGCGCTGGCGGTCCGGCCATCATGCGAATCCTTACGGCATGAGCACCCTCGTCATCCTCCCCGGGCCCGGCGCAACACCGCCGGCGGCTCCGGTCGTCGGCCTGTGGGTCGGCGTCATCCTGGAGACTCCGGGCATCGTCCACGGCGGCATCAAGCTCCCGACCGTCACGGGCGCCGCCGTTGCCGTCGGATCGGTCGCCGGTCGCACCGCCACGGGATCTGCGGAATCGTCGGCGATTGCAGGTAGCGTCTACGGGAGAGTCAGCACATCGAGCGTCAGCTCGGATTGGATGGTGAAGCCGTGAGCAGCGTCGGCGTGATCGAGGGGACCGTAGTCAGGTTCTACACCTCCTCGGCTTTCAAGGATGTCAGCGGGACCGCAGCGGACCCGACGGAGATCATCTTCGCCTATCAGGTCGGGAGCAACCCCGTCCGCCAGGTCGTCTACGGCGTCCCTCAGTCATGGGGGACCATCAGCCGAGACGGCACCGGCCTCTACCACGTCGACATCGACACGACCGGATCGCCCGGCCTGTGGTCGTGGACGTGGGCCGGGATCGGAGCGGTGCAGGTCAAGACCGAGGGCCAGATCCTCGTCAACCCTGCCACCGTCGCCGTCACGCCATGAAGCTCGCCGAGGCCGAGGCGCTCCTCAACCCTCCGCCTCTGTGCAAGATCGGCGCCTTCATCGTCGATATGGACGCCGACGACCTCGCCACGTTCGGACGATGGGTCGACGAAGGCCGATCGACCTCCTGGGTATCCAACGTGCTCGGCAAGGCCGGGCTGGCGTGCAAGCGGGACACGATCACGACGCACTGGCGAGGCCTCTGCCGTTGCCCCGAGGACACGCCCTACCGAGGGATCGTGGAGTGGGACGGCTAAGCGACCACGAGCCTCGAGCACCGAGGCACGTTCAGCAGCACCCGACCGGCTGGGAGCCGGCGCTGGAATGGTCCGAGACGGGCGGCACGATCTCAACGGGCCCGATGGAGCACGAGCCCGACGACGCCCTTTGGCAGCTCCTGATCGGTGACTGGGGCCTCGACCCCGCTCGGGTCCGCATCATCCCGGGCTCGGTGCAGATCCGAGCATGGGACGCCGCCATCGGAGGCGGTCAGGTTGAGCGGCTCCGGTATTACCGATGCAGGATCGAACCAACCGCCACAAACCTCGACCCCGCCGACATCGCCGCCCTCATCAAGTCCGTCTCCAAGCGCAAGCCCCGGAGCATCACGCCGCCAGAATCGTACGAGAGGGCTCTAGTCGTCCCTCTAAGCGATTGGCAGCTCGGCAAGGCACGAGAGCGAGGCGGAGGCACGCAGGAGACGACAGAGCGCATCTTGGACTCCCTTGACCGTCTCGTCGGCTACATCAAGGCACGCCGCAAGATGGGCCGAGCACCTCAGGCCGCCTACCTCGTCGGCCTCGGCGACATCGTTGAGCAGTGTGACGGCCACTATGCCATGCAGGCCTTCGCCACCGACCTTGACCGCCGAGAGCAGATGCGCCTTGCCCGCCGGCTCATCCTCCAGTACGTCGAGGCGATGCTTGACCTCAAGCTCCCGGTCGTGCTCGGAGCGGTCCCGGGGAATCACGGCGAGAATCGACGCAACGGGCAAGCCTTTACAACGTGGACGGACAACGACGACCTCGCCGTCTTCGAGCAGGTCGCCGAGGTGCTGGCGCATAACGCCGACCGTTACGGAGCCGTGTCGGTCCCGCTCGGAGCGATCGCCGAGGACCTCACGCTCACCCTCGACATCGCCGGCGTCCCGGTCGGCTTCGCCCACGGTCATCAGATCAAGCGAGGCGGGCCCGAGGCGTGGTGGAAGGGCCAGGCGCTCGGGCGCCAGCAGGTCGCCGACGCCGAGATCCTCGTCCTCGGCCACAAACACCACCTCATGCTCAGCGAGGCGACGGGCCGGACGATCCTCCAATGCCCGGCGATGGACGGCGGGAGCTACTGGTGGACGGCGCAGACGGGCCAGAGCGCCCCGAGCGGTATGCTGGCGTTCCTCGTCGGCTCAGGTTGTGGACCGAGAGGATGGTCCGACCTGGAGGTCATCTAGTGCTCAGTCTCACCGCCGTCTGTACCGTCTGCCGCAAGCAGTACGGAGTGTTCACCGGACCGATGTCGAGCCTCAAGACCAAGAGCCTCCTCGAGTCACTCGCCAACGTCGAGGACTTGCATCACGAGTGCCTCCGGCGTGACCACAACCTCCGACTCCTCAACCCGCAGCACCCGGCTTTCGCCTCCTAGAGCTCAAACGTCATCTGGCCGGTGTCCAGGAGGGCGACGATCGCCCGGCTCCTCTGCTTCGACTCCGACGACATCGAGTCGAAGTGCTCGAAGCATGGGCACCGCCAGCGACCGGCGTGCGGCGTGCCAACGTACTGCTCGGGGAGCCAGCCGCTCCCGTCGCAGTACGGGCACGCCACCGGGCTCACGAACCTCATGCAGTCCTGGCGACAGATGTACGGGTACTCTTTCTCGCCGGCGCAGACGGGCCGATGGTCGGAGCGTCGATGCCCGCAGCCTCGGCAGAGCGGCTCGCAGTCGTGCGTCTCGATCCAGCCGTCCCACGTCCGGCGGTGGACTCGCTGCGAGCACTTCGGGCAGTCGATCACCTCGTGCGTCGGGTCGAGCTTCGCCATCACGACGAGAACCCCGGACGCCAGCACTCCTCGCCCTTGCCCCATCGGTGGATGCCACGATCGGCGCCGCTAGAGGACAGTTGGATCTCCGTCGGCCAGCCTTTCGCCTTCGACCAGGTGGACATGAATCCGCAGTTGCAGGCCTGCCGGTAGCGGACCTCGGGGAACATCTCCTCCGTCATCCGGGCTTGCACGCGCTCAGCACCTCGAGCGTCGTCTCCAGCTCGTGCCGCAGCGCATCCACCTCGTCCCGGAACTTCATCATCAGTTTCAGATAGTGCGTCTTGGCTCGGTGATTGGCGATGGCGATGTCACGCCACTCCTCCGCCGTGAAGTGATCGACGGGCAAGTCCTCGATGCTCATGCCGACACCGCCTGCTCGAGGTCGTACGTCGGGCCGCAAAAGCAGGTGTCGCAGCGGATGCCGTACTGAGCGGTTCCACGATCAAACAGGTCCCGAGCGGTCGCCCTCGTCGGCGTCTCGCCCTCCAGGATGGCGACGTAGGTGCAGATCGGGCAGAGCAGGTCGACACCGACCCACGTCCAGCGGGTCGGGTCGGTGCTGGTGATGGTGACGGGCGTGTTCATGCCGACACCGCCTGCGACTCCAGGACGATCGCCGCAGCGATGGTCGGGTACTTGTCGAAGATCCAGCGGGCGCCGGCGTCCATCGCCTCCTCGAGCGTGCAGCCCGTCTCGGCCATGAGGGCGAACGTCTCCCGGGCCATGATCTTCATAAGCTGCGAGAGATCCTCGGTGCGCTCGGTGCTTGCTTCCATGATTACCTCCTAGTAGGTACTGACTCCACAAGGAACTGTAATACATGGCGCCGGAGATGTCTAGTCCATTCTTCGGACGATCTCCCAATAGGTCATCCGGTTCCGATTCTCCGAGCATCGGTGCCCGACCTCGGAGGCGAGCGTCTCGAGCTCCTCGCCGCACTTCGGGCACCGCCAGAGCCGACGCCCCTGGCGCTTCGCCTGCTCGGTCCTCACGATGCGCCGGGCCTCGGCGTCGAGGTGGAAGTAGTCACCGAGGTCCACCGGACTCCCGCACGTAGGTTGCCATCTGCTCCGGCGTGAGCACGCACCGCCACGCACCGCCTCGGAGGCGGACCATCGTGAAGGCGAACGTGACGCCGGCGTTGAGCCGTTGATCCTCGGCGCCCAACGGCTTCTCCCTCACGGCTCGGAGGGCATCGGCCCACGAGGCCACCTGGACGACCGTATCGGGCACGCCATCGAGGTCGCCGGTGTCGTCCTGCCGACCGGCCCCGAGCTTGCGCCGGACTCCGTAGCCGAGGAGGTCGTCGAGCAGCGCCGCCGCCTCTCGCTCCGCCCGGTCGCCCTTCGCCTTCTGCGAGTTCGTCACTTCGCCCTCGCCGTGTCGTAGGCCTCCAGCCATTGCCGCCACATCTCCGGGAGCGGAGGCCACGGAGGAGTCGTGTCCGCCATCGCCACGAGGAAGTCGTCGCCGCTCTGTCGCCACGCTCGCAGCACTCGCCAGCGGTTCCACTCGGCCTTCGCCATGCGATAGGCACAGATCGGGTATTTCACTTGGTCCCCTTCGGTTCGGCGTGAGTGTTCAGGCACTTCCAGAATCCGGTAGGGACGTGACGCCACTCCCGGCCCTTCTTGACGATCTCCTCGCCGCAGTTCTTACACTTCATCGGTACGGGATTCTCCTCTTGATCCGAGCGACCTCGAGCGCGTCGACGTTGTCCTCCCACGACCACAGGACGTAGCCGGCGGCGTGTGCAGCCCTCGGGTGCTCAGTCGCCCAGGAATGGCACGAACGGCAGAGCGCCACGAACAGCTCGGGCCTCAGCGCCGCATCCTTCGCCTGCGATCGGCGGATGATCTCGTGAACGTCGGAGGCCGGCTGGCCGCACCGCTCACAGTCGGGATGGATGGCGAGGAACTGGATGCGCAGCCACTTCCTCAGCCGGTCGGCCTGCGCCTTCTTGACCGACCGGCCTCGGAGCGGCGTGCGCTTCATGCCATCGACCGCCGGCGGGCGAGGCGGAGCCGCTCCCACTTCACCGAGCCGCCGTCGCCGTGGTCGCCCAAGTGCCCGGGCTCGAGCTGGCACCACAAATCATGCCAAGGGCTCCGAGCGTTGCAGGCTCGGTGCTTGACGCATGGCACGTCGACCTCGCAGGTACACCTCATGCGTCGCCCTTCGCTCGCTCGGCGAGGAGCTCGTCACCACCGAGTACGGCGATCATCGCCCGCACGACCTCGGAGCGACTGACCCCAGCCTCCTCGGCCTTGCGATTGAGCCACGCCATCTCGTACTCGTCGAGGCGGGTCGTGAGGGGTGCAGTCTTAGCCATTAGAACGGCTCCTCCGAGAACGTTGGCGCAGCCGCCGGGCGTGGCGTGCTTGTCTCCAGGCCGAACGTGAGGTCCAGCCCGACGTGATCGGCGACGACCTCAAGGCCCTCAACCTTCTCGCCCTGCTTGTTCGTCCAGTTCGCCGCCTTCAAGTCGCCGGCGACGACGAGGCGGGTGCCCTTGACGATGTGCTCCGAGCAGCCCTCGGCCAACTTGCCGAACACGACGAGCCCGGCCCACGTCATCTCGGTCGACCACTCGCCGTCCGTCTTGACTCGGGACTCCAGCCCGATCCTCGTCTTGAACACGGCCTTGCCATCCGCCGAAAATCGGAGCTCTGGCTCCTTCACAACCTTGGCGATCCCTGCGATCCTCACTTACTCATCTCCTTCGCCCGCATCATGGCGAGCAGCTCACGGCCTGCGTCGGTGATGACGCACGCCTGGACAGTCTCGTCATGTGACGAGGTGGCGGTCCCGACGACCTCGGTGAGGCCCCAGGTCCTCAACTCCGAGCATCGGGCCCAATACATGCAGCCCGGACGGTAGAGGCCGGTCATCTTGGCGACCTCCTCGTCCGTCATGCCCTTCTTGCGCCGGCTGGCGGCGTACGTCTGGAGCAGCCGGTGCCGCTGGCTCCCCCATCGGAGGAGGTTCCGAGCCTTCTCATGGGCAAGCGCCGAGGTGTAGGTCGTCGTCATGCGGCCCCCATCTCAGCCTCGGCCCGACCCTCAGCTCGAGCGATCCGGTCGGCCCGGTTCGTTGCCTGCGAGATCAGGAACGCCGTCGACCCCGCCATCGTCAGCGCCGAGGCGACATCGCCCTCGAAGCGGTCCCGGGCGATCTCCTCGTGCTTTGAGGCATAGCCCGTCCGGTGCGTCACGAGGTCGCTGAACATGACGGTGACCGTACTGACGTAGTAGTCACCGTCAAACGTGAGGTTGCCGGTGACGAGCCCGTCGCCGACCTCCTCCTCGACTGCCAGGATCAGTTCCTTAGCCATTGTTCTCCCCTTCCTTCTCGGCCTTCGCCGACTCCGACTGGCGACGTGCCAGCTTCTCCCGATACCTAGCCCTCTCGGCCAGGTAGCGATCCCTTCCTGCCTTCATTGCGTACTTCGATCCCGGTGTGCGCTTGCTCATCGCATACCCTTCCACTCTGGAGCCGGCTTCCAGCTCGACCTCGACGATCCCCTCGGGTAGCGCCACTCGTAGACCTTCGTCATCCACTTTTTGTAGACGGACTCGCCGAGATTGAGGCAGACCCCGCCGAAGTGTGCGCCCTGCTGGAATCCCCTCCGGTACGACCGCTCGGCCAGCTCGTAGGCCTGCCGCTCCGTGACCATCACGTCGGGCGAACCAACGCTCTGCTCCTCGCAGAACGGACCGTCGAGCATCATGCCGGGCTCCTCCAGGTCCTCGCCGCTCATGCTGCGGCCTGGAGCGTTGCGATGATCTCGTCAACCTCGCTCGAGCGGATGTCACCGTAGCCTCGGACCTCCCGGCCCGTAGCGGCAGCGATGGCGTCCCGCAGGTCGTCACCTCGCAGCCCGACCTCGCCGGCGATCGCCTTGATGAGCTCCACCTGCTCCTCGGTGGCCTTGCCCGGGTCGACCTCGACTCGGACCTCACGACCGGCGACGGCCTTGCTCATCTCCTCACGGCTCGGACGAGGTGCGCCCTTCGCCTGAAACGTCCAGTTAGCGAGGGCCCGACCGATGGCGCTCGTCTCGCAGTTCTCGAGGGCGCTCGTCTTGTTGACCGGACTGGAGCCGATCGTCTCCTCTGCGTAGCCGGTGGCAACCGGAGCCACGTCGTCGGCGCTCCGATAGACCTCGGCCTTCACGATGTACCGACCGCCCTCGGCGGCGACGAGCTCGGTGGCGATGCGCCCGTCAGGGTTCGCCTCCCAATACCTCACGAGCCGAGACTCGACAGTCTCGTAGTCGGCCAAGTTGAACCTTGCCATGATTAGATCCCCTTCCTGTAGTTGCGGATTGCCACGATAGCGGACCCGAAGAATCCGAACGTGAGAGTGATGAGCACGACGAGGCCGTAGGCGCTCATCGGCGTGTTGTCGGGTTGCCACGGCATGACCGTCACCACGGCGATGACGTAGCCGACGGCGATCCATCGGATGAGGGCGGTGCTGATCTTCATGCCGCCACCTCCTCACGGCTGGCGATGCTCGCCATCGTGACGCCGTTGCGGAGCGCCTGGTCGTAGGTCAACGTCGTCTCGTCGTCCATGACCCACGCCTCCATGTGAGCGTCCACGTCGTAGCGGCCCTCGATGATCTCTCGGATCATGGTGCGGACCGTCCACTCGGGCGCCCCACGCTCAACGGTGGCGAGTGCGTCCAGCATCCCGAACAGCTCGCCGGTCGTGTTGGCCTCGAGCATTTGGATCATCTGCTCACGGATTGCGGTTGCGTTGCTCATTGCGTGCCTCCTTAGGGCGGTTCCTGACTCCACTAGGAACTGTAATACATGACGCCGGCGACCGCAAGACCATTTCTAGTGATCGTCGATCCGGCCCTCGGTCGCCTGTTCCAACTGACGCTCCAGCTCCTCGAGCCGGGCGAGCAGAGTCCGCAGAGCGACGAGCGCATCCGAGGAGTAGTCACCTCGCTCCACTCGTGCTCGGATCGTCTCCGTCCTCGGCGGGTGCATGTCGTAGTACGTCACAGCTCTCCTCTCATCATCTTCCCCTTCAGCCCGTTCCGCTCCCTCGGCGTCCGGCCTCCCCAATAGCCCTGGCGTACTCCGTTCATCACGGCGTACCGGAGGCAGTCGGCGGCGACCTCGCACCGGGCGCACGCCATCCGAGCCTCAGGCGTCACCGGCTGGCCCTTCTCATTGTGAAAGAGCTCAGGGTCCATTCCTCGGCACGCCGCCTCTAGCCGCCACGGATCTCGGACGGCGTCGAGGAACGCCTCGAGGCTCATGCGTTGGCCTGCTCCACGATGCTCCGAGCCTCGGCGATTGCCGCCACCCTCGCATCCATCACCTCGGCGTACTGCTCGTTGGCGAAATCGAACGCCTCCGAGATCATCCCGAGCAGGTTGGCCCTCGCATCCTCCGCCGAGCAGTTGAACGCCTCAACGTTGCGGTGCGTGATCCGGCCCGAGGTCGTCAGCACCATCACGACGGCGATCCAGTCGGCAGTCACTCCAGGAGCGACGGTTCCGATGATCTTGCCGATCGGGTGCTCGTGCTCCTCACGGTGTGCGGTGTCCTTCATCAGTCATTCCTCGTCAGGTAGATGCCGGCGGCGGCGAACGCCCCGAGCATGGCGAACAGTAGAAACGTCACGACCGCACCTCCGTCGTGCAGCCGTCGCAGTCGAGCGCCTTGCCGGTGCCCTCGATGACCATCCGCTGGTCGTGCTCGGTGATCTCCATCCACATCTCGTCGCCCACGTCATACCCCGGGAGCGGCGGTCCGTGTTTGATCGCCATAAGCAGCTCGTCGCTGGCGTGACGCTCGCACGTAATCACGTCGTGTAGGTCGCACGCCCACAAGCGCCTTGTCTTGATCTGTTCGGCCATCTGGCCCTCCTCTCTTGTGACTCCTGCGTATCACGGTACACCACAAACGATCCACAGGCTAGGGATAAGGTGTGGAGATGCCCGACGTGTGCAACGAACAGCACGCCCTCGTCGGAGACTTTGCCTTCCACCTTGAGCGCGTCATCCTCACGATGAGCGACGGGACCGAGGAGGAGGGAGCGGTGCTGGAGCTCTGCCCGACCGCCACCAGCATCCTTGTCGACCACGCCAAGCAGTTCGGGGATCGGCTAGAGTAACGCCGACAACAAAGCGACGACCCCCGGCCACCACCAGGGCCGAGGGTCGTCTAGAGCCTGGAATGGAGGCCCTTATGGCAAGAGACTACCCGACGACCTCGGCAGCAAGTCTGTACGAGGCCGGCGACGACACGATCGTCTACCCGACACACATCGACAACCTGACGAGCCGAACGCTCGTGTGGGAGAGTCGTGCGATCTTCCACCGAGCGGTCAACGATCCCGAGCCGGACGAGTTCGGATGCGACTGCGGCTCGGGCTGGCAGCAGTTCTCCGTCTGCGGTCAGATGACGTGGGGATGCGACCACGGCGGCGGCTTGCAGTTCAGCCGAATCCGCCTCGGTGATCTAGACCTCGGTCGGCATCGACCATGCCTCAAGTGCTGGCCGGGGTTGAGGTTGCCATGATCATCCGCACCCCAGGACGCGACCGCTACGTCATCATCAGCAAGGTCCCCCTCGAGGATGAGCGCCTGAGCTGGAAGGCTCGAGGCCTCCTCGCCTACCTTCTCAGCAAGCCCGACAACTGGAGCGTGATTGTCGCGCACCTCGTGAAGCAGGCGCCGGACGGTCGCTCGGCGGTCATGGCCGGCTTGCAGGAGTTGGAGACGGCGGGCTACCTCGTCCGCAAACGGACCCGAGACGACGAGGGCCGATACGACGGCACCGACTCCGAGATCCATGAGGAGCCGAGTGATACATCCACAGTTCGGTTTTCCGACTGCGGGTTTTCCGACTGCGGGAAATCGGACACTAATGAAGAAAGACCATTAGTGAAGAAAGAGAAAGACTCTCTTGGCTCGAAAAATCGAGCGAGGGATCAACTGTTCGACGCCCTCGTCCTCGTCTGCCAAATCGACCCCAAGGCACTCACGTCCTCGGCTCGTGGTGCAGCCAACCGAGCGATCAAGGAGCTCCGAGAGGTCGGAGCCGAGCCCGAGCAGATCGTCCAGGCGGCTCGGGCCTACCGGACCCGATACCCCGGAGCAGCGGTCACGCCCTCGGCGCTGGCAAAGCATTGGCCGAGCCTCCTCGAGGGATCGCCGGCGACCGCTCCAGCTCAGCCCGAGGGCCCGACTTGCTCGGAGTGTCGAGGGACCGGCTACGTCACCGAGGACAACGATGAGCGGATCGTCGCCCCCTGCTCGGCGTGTAGTTGACGCCCCTCATCGCTTGCCCTAGTATCACAACCGGAGTCAGTACCAACGCCCCAAGGAGGCACACCATGTACCAGGCACTCGCCTACCCCAACGCCATCGGAGACGAGGCGACACTCACCAAGGCCGCATGGCTAGACGTGAGGCACACCGGCATCGGAGGCTCCGACGCCGCCAGCATCCTCGGCGTCTCGCCGTGGAAGTCCCGCTACGCACTCTGGAGCGAGAAGTCCGCAGCGACCCCGCCGCCGCCGCTCACCGAGAACGACGCCATGAGGTTCGGGACCATGATGGAGCCCCACCTCCGGCGACTGTTCGCCGACGTGACCGGCCTCCAGGTCCTCGAGGACACGACGATCTACCAGCACCCCGAGCACTCGTGGATGCTCGCCAACCTTGACGGCGTGGTCCTGGACGACTTCACCGGCGAGCCCGCCGCCGTCCTCGAGATCAAGACGGCCAGCCGCCCGCAGGGCTGGGCCAACGGCGTCCCGGCCTACTACCGGGCGCAGGTCGTCCACTACCTCGCCGTCACCAACCTCCCCAAGGCCTACGTCGGCGTCCTGCTCGCCGGCTCAGAGTTCAAGGTCTACGAGATCGACCGAGACGAGGCCGAGGTCGACGCCCTCATCGCAGCGGAGGCGGAGTTCTGGCGCAGCCTCGGCAAGGACGAGCCCGAGCTCGACGGCCACGACTCAACCCGACAGGCCCTCGCCGACGCCTTCACGCCCGACGGCTCCGAGATCGACCTGGACCCGAGCCTCTCGGATCTGTTCGAGAAGCGGGCCGGCCTCAAGCGAGACGCCGACGCCGTCGCCGAGGAGATCAAGGCGACAGAGGCAGCGATCATGCGGGCCCTCGGTGACGCCGAGATCGGACTCCTCGCCGGCAAGAAGATCGTGACGTGGAAGCCGCAGAGCCGGACGACGATCGACTCCAAGGCCCTCAAGGCCGAGATGCCCGAGGTCGCCGAGCGATTCAGCAAGACGAGCTCCAGCCGTGTCCTCCGCATCACTTGGGAGGCGTGATGGAGCGCACCTGCCAGACCTGCGGCGTCACGTTCGAGCAGGCGACCGCCCAGGCGCCGCCGGCCAAATACTGCGAGGACCACGCCCCCAAGGCCCGCAAGCGCAAGCCGCCGGCGCCAGTCGTCCCGGCCAAGACCTTCACCATCGAGGTCCGTTGCACCGTCTGCCGAGGCAACATGGAGCAGATCAACACCCGCCAGATGCCCGGCCACATCGTCTCCGTCCTCGAGTGCCAGGACTGCGGCGACCCCCTCGTGGTCAGGTTCACGGCGGTCCGCACCAGCCCCAAGACCGAGCCCCCTCGGGAGCATGGCACCGAGAACGGCGCCAAGGCTCACCGCAAGCGAGGCGAGAAGGCCTGCCGTGAGTGCCAGCGAGCCGAGTCGCTCGCCCTCGCCATCCGAGAGGAGCGCAAGCAGAAGAAGGCGAACGCATGAGCCGCAAGAACGCCGCAGTCTGCGGCACCAACGGCGGCTACCAGCGGCACCGGCGTCAAGGCGAGGAGCCATGCGAGCCATGCCGGCAAGCCAAGAAGGACTACAACCGGGCCTATTGGGCCAAGCGTCAGCCGACCGAGCCGGAGACGTTCACCATCCAGATCCGGTGCCCATACTGCGGAGGCCCGACCACCGAGATCAACCGGCGCTCCTACCGTGGCGAGCTCATCGCCCGCATCAAGTGCGCCGGCATCAAGACTTGCCGCTACGAGCTGGCCGTCCGAGCCATCGTCGTCCCGGTTGCCATGACCGACGACCTCGAGCCGTCAAGGTGCGGCACCGAGGCCGGCGCTCAGCGACACTTTCGCAACCAGGAGCCGCTCTGCGATTCCTGCGCCACCGCCCACAGCCAGCAAGTCAACGACCACGACAACAAAAGGATTAGCGCATGACGATACCCTCCGAAAACGGGGTGGAACGTAGCGACACCGTGACCATCACGATCAGCCGTGAGGACGCCGAGTTGCTGGCGAATCCTCAGTACGTGGTCCCCATTGGCGACGATCCGTTGTCGAACGTCATCAGGGCAGCCCGAGCAGCACTAGAGGGGGAGCAATGAGCATCGGGAATATCTGTTGGTGCCGTGGATGCCAGACCGAGCAGCCGTGCATGGTGTACGGAGTGCCCGAGCAGCCCGACACCGTGACCATCACGATCAGCCGCAACGAGGCGGAGTGGTGGGCAATGCACCGACCCATGCCTGAACAGTTCGGGAACTTCTTCGAGCGCCAGATCCAAGCGGCCTGTCGAGCAGCATTGAAGGAGCAGCGATGAGCGTGTACATCGTCATCGGAGCCATTGCCGGCGCCCTCAGCGCCGAGATCGCTCGACTCAAGCGACGCATCAAGGCACTGGAGGAGCAGCGATGACCCTCTACAACTGCCCCGACTGCCGACGCTGGCACAACGGCACCGGCCACATCTGCACCGACCCACTCCCAGAAATACGCGACACGAACTCCCTGAAAAGTGCAGTCGTGCGAGCAGCGAGGGATCTCATCCGCCAGATGCCCGAGCCCGGCGAGGTCGGAGAGATGGACCTCGGGCCCCTGGCCCACGCCATCGCCGAGCTCGACGGCCACGACCGACCGCTCGGAGACGTATGACGCCCCACAACTACAACCGCCAGCCTCCGCAGCCCTGGAAGGCCTCCGACCTACGCTTGAAGGATGCCGAACGGAGCCGCATGAGCGGCGCCCCGATCGTACGCATCTCACCGGAGACGATCGCATTCTTGGATCACCTGGTAGCGATGCAGCGCGTCGTCGACGCGGCCCGAGTGATCGCCGAGGATGGACTCCCATCCGACGCCCTCGTGGCCGCCCTCGCCAACCTCGACGGCGCCGGAGGCGATGCTGCGTAGCGGTACGGTGGCGAACCTAAGCCACCTCGCCGTCGCCATCATGGCGCAGCTCGTCGTCCTCGTCGGCGGAGTCCCGAGCGCCGCCGGCGATCCCAAGCCTCAAGTCGTACATCACGTACGACAAGTTGTACCGAACGTGCAGATCACGACGACGACGATGCCGCCGACGACGACCACCGAGCCGCCGACGACCCTGCCACCGGAGACGACCACGACGACCGCTCCGCCGCCAGTAGCGCCAGCACCTCAGGCCGACCCGCTCGGGATCGCCGCCGCCTTCCAGGCCCTCGGCGCCTCGACCTCGGAGGCCGAGACGTTCGTGTGCATCGCATGGCACGAAAGCCGTTTCGATCCGAGCGCGGTGAACCCCAGCAGCGGAGCCGGCGGTGCTCTACAGTTCCTTCCGAGCACCTGGGCCAACCTTGGACGCCCGGGACTTCCCGAGGACGCGCCGTTATCGGATCAGATCGCCGCAGCATGGCAGCTCTACCGGAGCCAAGGCTGGAGTCCGTGGGCCGGTAGTTGCGTCTAGTACCCTCGGCTCGTGGACGCCGAGATCATCAGCCTCAACGCCGAGCGCATGAAGCGACGGACCGGCAACGGCGGATTCTGCCGTCCATGCGTCGAGCAGGTCCGCCTCATGGGCAAGCTCGTCACCCTCGTCCCGGACGACTACCCGAGACTCCTCGACGGATTCTGCGCCGAGCGAGACGACTGCGAGGCCGGACGCCGCTAACGGGAACGATCCGAGGTAGGCGATACGCTCGGGACGTGGCCCTGGAGCGTTTGCCTCCTTGCTGACTCCAACTAGCAGGGCCACCGAGGCAGGCACCCGGCTCCAGCACCCCTTCCGCTGGAGTCCGGTGCCGCCTCTTAGGATGGGGAACATGGCAGGACGACCGACCAAACTGACTCCAGAAATGCAGGCCAAGTTTGTAGCGCACGTCCGGGCCGGCAACTTCATCGAGACGGTCTGCGCAGCCTGCGGTATCGCGGTCTCCACCTACTACACATGGGCCGAGCGAGCCGAGAATGGCGAGGAGCCCTACGCCGGATTTATGGAGGCTGTACGCACCGCCGAGGCCGAGGCCGAGCTGGAGGCCGTCGAGGGCATCCTGACGCACGCCGCCGAGAACTGGAGCGCCTTCTCGTGGTACCTGGAGCGCCGGCATTGGAAGCGGTGGCGCAAGACGGACAAGGTGGAGCAGGAAGTCACCGTGAAGAAGGAAGGGCCGGAGCCGAGTGAGCTCGACGACGAGATCCGCCGCATCCTCAACCGAGACTGAGTGGGAGAACTGGGACGAGTGGAGCAAGGCCCGACTCCGATGGATCGCCACCGCCCGAGATAATCAGGTCACGCCCCCGGGCGAGTGGCTCACATGGCTCGTGATGGCCGGTCGTGGATTCGGCAAGACTCGCCTCGGAGCCGAGGACGCCGCCGACTTCGCCCGCAAGAATCCCGGCGCCCGTCTCGCCTTCGTGGGCCCGACGATCGCCGACACCCGAGACACCATGATCGAGGGCCAGTCGGGCCTCCTAGCGTGCGTCCCCGCCGAGGCCCTCCGTGGTGGCTCCATCGCCTCGTCATGGAACCGCTCGATGGGCGAACTGTTCTTTGCCAATGGATGCAAGGTCAAGGCCTTCTCCGCCGAGGAGCCCGAGCGCCTCCGAGGTCCGCAGCATCATCGGGTATGGGCCGACGAGCTCGGCGCCTGGACCCGAGAGGAGACGTGGGATCAGCTCCAGTTCGGCCTCCGCCTCGGCGAGCGCCCGCAGGTCGTCGTCACTACGACCCCCAAGCCTTCGCCCCTCATGCGCCGCATCATCGAGGCCGACACGACCCTCATCACCCGAGGCTCAACCTTCGACAACGCCGCCAACCTCAGCCCCGCCGCCTTGGCCGTACTACGTGACCGCTACGAGGGCACCCGCCTCGGCCGCCAGGAACTGTTCGGCGAGTTCCTCACGGACACCCCCGGCGCCCTCTGGACCGCCGCCATGCTCGACGAGCACCGAGTCACCGAGGCCCCCGAGATCGTCCGCATCGTCGTCGCCGTCGACCCCGCCGTCACCTCGGGCGAGGACGCCGACGAGACGGGCATCGTCGCAGTCGGCAAGGGCACCGACGGTCGTGCCTACGTCCTCGCCGACCGCTCCTGCCGTGAGTCGCCGGCAGGCTGGGCGCACCGGGCCGTCGGACTGTTCCACGAGCTCGGGAGCATCGGCACCATCGTCGGCGAGGCCAACCAGGGCGGCGACCTCATCGAGGCCACGCTCCGAGCGGTTGACCCCGGCATCCCGTACATCAAGATCAACGCCAAGCAGGGCAAGCGCCTCCGAGCCGAGCCGATCGCCGCCCTCTACGAGCAGGGCCGAGTCAGCCACGTCGGGCCCGACCTCAAGACGCTCGAGGATCAGATGACCGGCTGGCTCCCCGACTCCGGCTACTCCCCGGACCGCCTCGACGCCCTCGTCCACGCCATCGCCGAGCTCAAACTGGCGAACGGCTCGCAGGCGGATCGGTACTTCGCCGCTATCGCTCCCCCTTGTCCGTCGTGCGGCGTGCCAAACTTGCCCGAGGCTACTGAGTGCGCCGCCTGCCGTAAGCCGCTATCCCGAGGAGCATGAGTTGGGACTTCTAGACCGATTCCGCCGACCCTCAGCCGAGGACATCGCTGAGGCCGCAGCGGAGCAGGTACTCAAGGCGATCGGCCAGACGCCGATGGCTGGCTCAGGCTACGCCACCGCCGTCCAGCCCTCCTACGCTCCCGGCTCCGGCGGCCAAGGCCTCTCGCAGACTCCAGGCACGCCGGCGGTCCCGCTCCCTCGCCCGCCCGACGCCTTCGGCTCGCAGCTCGGACCGGCGCAGCCGTTCATCCCGGCACCCCTCGACCCTCGTGATCCCGTCTCCGGTCGTGCGCTCCCCCGTAAGGCACAGATGCCGGTGGCGTGGAACCTTGACCTCTCCTCGGACCGGATGACCCCCTGGACGGTGCTCCGTTCCCTCTCCGACCAATGCGACGTGATCCATCGCTGCATCGAGATCCGCACCGCCGAGGTCACCAGCCTTGAGCGGGCGCACACCGTCGACGACGTGGCGATCAAGCGGATCATGGTGGAGCAGAACTGCTCCCACGCCAAGGCGCAGGCGATCGCCCGTGAGAAGTACGGCGACATCATCGACGACCTCGACCGATTCTGGGAGAACCCCTACCCGGACGCCGGCGACAAGGGGATCGTGGACTGGCTCACCGAGGCCCTTTGGCAGCACTTCACCTACGACGCCATCCCGATCTACCCCCGCCTCAACCTCGGCGGCGACGTGATCGGGTTTGAGATCATCAGCGCCGACACGATCAAGCCACTCCTCGACAACCGTGGAGGGACGCCTGCTCCGCCGGCGCCTGCGTTCCAGCAAGTGCTCTGGGGATTCCCTCGTGGCGAGTATCAGGCAAGCCCGCAGGCCGACGCCGAGATGTTCACCAGCCCCGGCCAGATGGGCGAGTACGCCAAGGACCAGCTCGCCTACTTCGTCCGCAACCGCCGGACCTGGAGCCCCTACGGATACTCCACCGTCGAGGAGTGCATCCCGGCGGCGACGCTCTACCTTGAGCGACAGGTTTGGATGCGGACGGAATACACCGAGGGCACGCTCCCTCAGACGTTCATGAAGACGGACTCGCAGGAGTACGACCCGGTCAAGATCAACAGCCTCGAGCGCATCCTCAACGATCAGCTCGCCGGCCAGACCTCGGAGCGCCACCGGATCAAGCTCCTCCCCGGAGGCCTCGACCCCATCTTCCCGCCGATGCTCGAGGAGCGGTACAAGTCCGACTACGACGAGCACCTCATCAAGCAGATCGCTTCCAAGTTCGGCGTCATGCCGACCCAGCTCGGGATCATCCCCAAGACGGGCCTCGGCGGCAAGGGCCAGATGGAAGGCGAGCAGGACCAGGCCGAGTCAATGTCGCAGCGCCCGCTCGAAGCATGGCTCACCGATGTCATCAACAACCTCAACCGCCGATTCCTCGGAGCGCCCAAGGACGTGACTTTCACGCTCCGCCAGCCGAACAACTCGCAGCAGCAGGTCGAGGAGGCCAAGAGCCTCCAGATCAGCCTCTACTCCGGCCAAAAGACGCTCAACACCGTCCAGGCCGAGCTAGGTCAGCCCCTCTACGAGATGCCCGAGGCCGACGAGCCGTTCATTGTCGCCGGCAACCAGGTCATCTTCCTCCGCGGCATGATGAACACGGACGCCGCTGGCGAGACGACGGAGCAGGTCGGGACCATCGGGGCCGAGCAGCCGGAGCAGCCCGAGCCCGAGGTCGCCGCCGAGGTCAAGGCCTTCCGAGCTTTCACCGCCAAGCGCCTCCGCACCCGTCAGGCGTGGCGAGACTTCGACTTCAAGGCTGTGGACGCCGACACCGCCGCCAGCCTCAACGCCGAGGCCCGTGAGCAAGTGGAGGCCAAGCGCCGCCCTTTAGTCGACAGGTCAGCGATCTCCCAGGGGCGGGCCTACTAGACCGCATCGCTGAGCACCACGCTCCCGAGATCGCCCGGGCCATCAAGGCCGGCATCAGCAACGTCGACGCAGCCGTCCACAACGCCAACGCCGCCTTCATCCGGTGGGACGGTAGCCACCTCGCCAAGGTCATCGAGCAGCTCTACATCGACTCATGGCTCGCCGGCGCCCACACCGCCCGGGAGCAGGTCACGACCAAGGCAGCGCAGGCGACCTCCGACGCCGTCGGCGCAACCGACTGGAGCTCGTGGACGCCCGGCGACATCGGCGCCAGCGATCTCACGATTGACGGCGGACTCCGTGAGATGCTTGACTCCGCCAACGTCACGATCCAAGGCATCGGCGACACCACGACCGACCGCATCGGCAACGAGATCGCCCGAGGCCTCGCCGCCGGCGACCCGATCACGAACGTCACCGCCGGCATCACCGACATCCTCGGCGACCCGAACCGATCGTTCACCATCGCCCAGACCGAGACGAGCCGAGCGATGGTGTCCTCTCAGGCCTCGGAATACCAGGGCCTCGGGTTCTCGCAGTTTGAGTGGCTCGCCTACGACGGCGCTTGCGACGAGTGCATGGACGAGGAGGACAACAACCCGCACGAGTTCGGCGACGATCAGCCGCCCGGCCACCCGAACTGTCGGTGCAGCATCGTCGGCACCGGCGACGTGACGACCCCGGAGGGCGCCCTCGACTGGAACGGGCCCGAGGGCATGGCACCGACCGAGAACGAATCGTTCATCGCCGACAACTTCCAGATCATCGACGATGCCATGCGGATCTACCGCACCCGCACCGCCGCCGAGGCCGATCTCACCGCCATCCGAGAGTCCATGCTCAACGACCTCCGCACCGAGAGGGACGCCGCACGAGCCGACATCGACACCTTCGGCGGAGCGATCCGCAAGCCGGCGAACCTGGAGCGCACGACCGACCCGATCACCGGCGCCCCGGTCTATCGCAGCACCGAGGGCGGCGAGTACGACTGGTGGTACAAGCTTGACCAGCAGGAGCGCCAGCGCCTCATCCGCAACGGCTACGTTTCCGACGCTCCCTCGGCCCTCAACGTCGACTCCGCCATCCACGCCGCCGAGCAGAACGGGCGACACTTTGAGAGCCCCGAAGCAGCGGTCGACACCTGGCTCCGGGCCACCAGAATCAAGGACACCGTCGACACCATTGAGACGAAGAAGTCCCTCCCCTCCTTCGGCGCCCTAGAGCGCCAGATGGGCGGCTTCGACCCCAATGGCATCATCGCCAACCCGGTCTACGACGTATCGGACATCTTCGCCTCCAAGACGAACGCCATCGACTACCTCATGTCACTCCGAGCCGATCCCGCCGCCGACGCCTACGAGCTCGTCGACTCGCAGATCACCGTCCCCTATCACCTCGGCCCGAGCCCGTACGAGATGAGCGCCGAGGACTACGCCACCAAGACCTTCGACCTCTGGGCGAAGATGGAGGACATCTGGCAGCGCCAAGAAGAAGGCCGCAACACCGAGTTCGGCGCCGTCCTCACGCACGACGACCGAGAGACGATCGAGCTTTGGAAACACTTCATGCCCGAGGCCCTCGTCCCCGACATCAACGCCGACGTGGACGTATACGAGATCCACGCCGAGATGGTCCAACTAGCCCGGCTCGCCGGCGTCCTGGAGTCCTAATGCCCGACATCCCGCCCCGCATCAACCTCGCCAACAAGCCAAACAAGCCCGACCCGGTGAAGGTCCGCATGACGATCGACCGAGCGCTGGCCTCCGTCCGCACGTCCGCTACCCGATCCGACCGATCTTGAGTCCTACGATTACCGATAGACCGCCTCTCGAGCAGGAGACTCACCCGATGAGCGAGCAGATCACCTACGCCTACGCCGGCGACATCGACAAGTCCTACGACGAGGACGGCAGTCTCATCGTGGTCGGCAAGGCGACGGGCCCGGACCTCGACCTTGACGAGCAGGTCTGCGACCCCAACTGGCTCAAGTCTGCGATGCCCGCATGGATGGAGTATGGCAACCTCCGAGAGATGCACCAGCCGGTCGCCGCCGGCATCGGCCTCGAGCTCAGCGCCGACGGTGACGACTGGCACCTCAAGAGCAAGGTCGTCGACCCCGGCACCCAGGCGAAGATCGAGGCGGGAGCCCTCCGCGGCTACTCCATCGGCATCAAGGGCGCCAAGGTCATCAAGGACGCCGCCGCCCCCGGTGGCCGCATCATCGGTGGGACCATCGTGGAGGTGTCCTACGTGGACCGCCCATGCAACCCGACCGCCGTCACCGCCATCGCCAAGGGCGCCGGACTCTCGCAGGCCGTCGAGGCCGCTGAGGCCGACCGCGTCTACAAGGGCAACGAGATGAACGCCGACGCCAACATCGGCGCCGAGTGGAAGCCCGAGGAGACGTACCAGACCGACCAGGACGGCGCCACGCCGACGACCAAGGACGGCGAGTACCCGGACACAATCCAGTGCTCCAACTGCGACGGCCTCGGCAAGCTCCCCGACACGGGCGACGAGTGCCCGACCTGCGGCGGCTCCGGTCAGGTCGACCCCGACGAGCGTGAGCAGGCCGGCATCAGCCCCGCCACCATCGTCGAGAACGATGGCGAGAAGGACGCCGAGCCCGACAGGATCAAGGCCGTCAGCCCGATCCGTGACCTCGCCAACCTCCTCCAGGCGCACGACATCGACAAGGTGGAGCACGACCCCGCAGCCCTCACCGCCGTCCGTGACGCTCTCATCGCCCTCATCAAGGCCGAGCTCGACGAGATGGTCGCCGGCGAGGAGGACGAGACGTGCGACGTTTCGCACCTCATGGCCGCCCTGAGCATCTTCCTCCAGTGGTGGGAGGGCGAGGCCGACGAGGGCGAGACTGCCGCACCATTCCTCTCTGAGGACGACGACAAGGAGCCAGAGATGGACCTGACCTACCTCGGCGTCAGCGCCGACCTCATCAAGAGCGTGGGCGCCGGCGAGGCCGAGCCCGACGCCATCAAGATCGACCTCATCAAGGCCCTCGGCATCGAGGACCTCCGTGAGGACGTGCAGACCGTGAAGGCAGCGCAGCAGGAGGAGCTTGATCTCCTCAAGGCTGAGCTGGAGCGGATCAAGACGCTGGCCGCCCCCGGTGGCCCGGCGATCACCCGGACGCAGGCCCAGGCGCACAAGAGCGCCGAAGCCGAGCGCCTCGAGGCTGAGGCCAATCGGTACTACAGCATCGCAGAGCAGGTCGAGGATCTCAACCTGGCGAAGATGTACCGCGACAAGGCCGACGCCATGAGCCGCGACGCATCCAAGATCGCCTCCGCCTAGCAAGCACCAACCCCAACCCTTCCATCCCGTAAAGGAACCCATCATGGCTTTCGCAGCCCCCAAGGTGGACGAGCTTTTCGGCGGACTCCCCGCCGAGCAGCGTGTCGACCGCTTCGAGCAGTTCAAGTCGGTCCTGGCTGAGTGCCAGAGCCGCTCCATCCGCAACTCCCAGTCCGGCGCCACGATGTTCGTGCGCGGCGAGGGCATCGTCAAGAGCGCCAACGCTGGCACCGACCTCGACGCCCTGCGCTCGGAGATGACGACCAAGGCGATGACGCCCGACCAGGCCGCCGACGTGCAGAGCGCACTCGACCGCCTGAGCGAGCTGAACAAGGACTGGAGCCTCACCAACCCGCTCTCGTCCGCCGTCGGCACCTACGGCATGGTCCCCTACGACCTCGACCCGGCGCTGGCCCTCCTCGTGCCTCGCTCCTTTGTGGTCCGCAACTCCGTCGCTCGCGTCGGTGGGATCGGTCAGGCCAAGGAGTACCGTCGCATCACCGGCGTGTCGAACTCCGGCACCGGAGGCGTCGCCAACCTGAACACCTTCTTCTCGTCGGCCTCGCAGACCTCGACGTGGGACAACGGGAACATCACCCGCAACCGTCCGGCGCACATCTCGTACGCCGCCGACCGCCACGTCGTGCCCTACACCGAGCAGGGCGTGTCCGACGCCGTTTCGATGCAGGCGCAGTTCGCCGGCCAGGGCTTCGCAGACCTGCGCCAGCTCTCGCACACGGCGGCCCTGTGGGCGCACATGATCGGTGAGGAGCGCAACCTCATCACCGCTCGTGGAACGGCCACCGGCTACACCGGCGCCCTCGCCACCCCGGTCGTGGGCAACTTCACCACGGCAGCGGCGACGACCACCGGCGGCGCACTCGTCGGCGGAACGGACACCCTGTACTTCAAGGTGACCTACGACTCGGGCTTCGGCGAGACTGTCGCCTCCGCTGAGGGCTCTCGTGTCGTCTCGGGCTCGAACAACTCGGTGACCATCACCGCTCCCTCGAGCCTCCCCGCCGCTGCGGTCCGCTGGTGGGTCTACTCGGGCACCGTCTCGGGCACCTACACGCTCAAGACTGCGGTCGTCGGCTCGTCCGTCACCATCCTCACCGCTGGCACCGGCTCCTTCACCCCCTCGGGTACGGGCGCCTCGGCCAACGCTGCGGCCTACGACGGCCTCATCGCCACCTACACCGACACCACGCAGGCGGGCTACGTCAAGCGGCTCAACAGCACCCTCTCCACCTCGGAGCCGGGCGCAGAGTTCCAGGACGCCTTCGCCAGCCTGTACTCGTCGGTGATCGCTGACCCGGACGCCATCCTCACGGACGGCGGCACGCGTCGGGCGCTCGCCAAGGCGATCCAGCAGAGCGGCGGCTCGGCCACCGGCTACCGGATCAACTACGACGGCGGCGACGGCGTCAACATCGGCTCGGTCGTCACCGGCCTCGCCAACGAGGTCACCGGCAAGATCGTCGACATCGTGGCGTCGCCGTACATCCCCGCCGGCGTGGCCCTGATCTGGAGCAAGCAGCTCCCGTTCCCGGACTCGGGTGTCACCACGACCACCGAGGTCGCCAACGTGCAGGACATGATGGTGATCGAGTGGCCCGTCACGTCGCTCAACTACGAGCTCAGCACGTACCAGTACGGCACCATGCTCCACCGGGCTCCGGCCTGGTCGGGCGCCATCACCGGAATCACCGGCTGATCGCTCCGTACAGCACGCCTCAGGCGGGCGGCTCGGGTCCTCGTGGCTCGGGTCGCCCGCCTTTGGCGGTAGGAGGGAAGAATGACCAGGATGCTAGGCCCGGACAAGGGCGCCAAGGCCGTCGAGATCGGTGGACGTGAGCACCGCCAGCACCGAGACGGTACGTTCCACGTCGATCCGATCACGGCGAAGATGATGAAACGGACCGGCGACTTCGTGACGGTCGGGACGGTCATCTCTCCCGCCACCGGATTCAAGTGCCAGGACTGCGGATTCCTCGCCGTGTTCTCCGACCATTGTGGCAAGTGCGACGGCTCCAACCTGATCCCCGAGGACTAAGGCAGACTAGAACCCATGAGCGCCATCTCCCCGCAGAACCTCACCTATCAGAACCGGACCGTCTACCTGACGCCGGCTGAGGTCAAGGGGTCGCCGATCGCTTCGGCCATTGACTTCACGCAGCTCATCCCGGGCGGAGACTTCAAGACGCAGGACACCGCCCTCGCTTCCCTCATCGCCCAGGCATCCGCCGAGGCCGACCAGTATTGCCTCGGAGCCGTCGGCACCCTCGGCGCCACCGTCAACACGGAGGCAGGCCGCTACCGCTCCAACCGCCAGGGCTGGATCATCGTCCACCCGGGCTTTTGGCCCATCCTCGAGGTCCAGACGTTTTCGGTCGGCACGTCCCCCGGCATGACGACGCAGTTGACCGTTACCAACGACAACTGTTGGATCGAGCAGCGCCAGTTCGTCATGGCCGCAACCTCCGACTCATGGTCCTCCAACGGGCCCGTCGAGCTCTCGGCGATCGGCTGGAACATGAACGGCTACCAGTTCGTCGAATACACCTACGTCAACGGCTTCTTCTGCCAGTTCCTCTCGTCGCCCGTCGCCGCTGGCGCTTCGTCCATCGTGGTCCCGCACACGACCGGCCTCTACCCCGGGATTCCGTTCACGATCTACGACGGCTCCCTCAGCGAGACGGCCACGGTCGCCTCAACGTGGGACAGCACGAGCACCACGATCCCGCTCGTCGCTCCCCTGACCTACGCCCACGGCGCCGGCACGCACGCCACGACGCTCCCGCCGACCGTCAAGGAAGCGGTTATCCACCTCGTCGTCGCCAAGGTCAAGGCCCGAGGCCAGGGCGGCTTCGTCCTCAACGAGATCGGCGAGCCGACGATGGTGAGCGGACGCACCGAGACGAGCTACGAGGACCACCGCATCGGCCTCAACCTCCTCGACGCCTTCAAGCAGGTCACGGGCCGAGCATGACCACCGTCCGCCAGGACACTCGAGCCGCCATCGCCGCCTACCTCGACCCCTCCGTCGCCGGCATCGACAACCTCGGCAAGGTGCTCCCGCATCCTGCCAAGTTCTCGCCGGAGGGCATCTTCTACGAGAACACGGACCCCGGCCACACGACCGGCGCCGTCATCTACATCTACCTCCAGCGCCAGTCGGATCGACGGGTCGCCCTCGGCGGAGCGCACAACGGGCGCAAGGTCGTCGAGTTCCAGTTGGTCCTCGACTGCTTCATCCGCTCCACGAGCCCCAAGGCCGAGGACTGCGGCGAGGCGGCGGATCAGTTCCTCGACCAGCTCGTCACCCGCATCCGAGCGGACCGCAACGCCGGCGCCCCTGCGGTCATCTTCACATGGGGCGAGGGCACCTTCCCCGGAGGCCGTGACATCGAGGTCGAGGCCCTCTACCCCAAGACGATAATGGGCGCCCAAATGGCGACTCAGGTGTACGCTTCTTGCAGGCTCACCGTTCTAGCCATCGAGAACACCTAGAGGACCGAGATGCCCGACTTCACCTACATCGGCGACACCCCGATCGACTACATCGTCGTCGGCGTTCCTGGCGCATCGTTCTCCGTCAAGAACGGCGACATCATCTCGCTCGAGGTGGACCCGAACACGCCTGACTTCGTGCCCGCCGTCAAGGCCTCCAAGAACGCATCCGCACCGAGCGCCCCGGCCACCGTTTCCGACGTGGCAGGCGGCGATCTAGACCCCTCTCAGACCACTCCAGCCCCCGAGGAGCAGTAGTGCCGTACACCTCCGTAAACAGTTTCGTCCAGCTCGGCATCGAGGGGACCTCTGGCACCCTGTCGAGCAACCTCAAGACGATCCCCGTCTCCTCGCCGCAGGTGACCCCCATGCAGACCTTCCTCCGAGACGAGGCCTTCCGAGGCTCGCCGGCCAAGGTCTACTCGCAGGTCGCCGGCGTCCGTCACGACGAGTACGACGCCAAGTTCTACGTCTTCCCCGACACCTTCCCGCTCCTCGCCTACTCCATCCTCGGCGTGGACACCGTGACCGGCACGACGCCCAAGGTTCACACGGTCAAGCTCAAGAACGACGCCACAACCGGCTCGCAGCCTCCGAGCGTCTCCATCATCGACTTTGACGGCCAGCAGGCTTTCCAGATGCTCGACGCCCAGGCCACCGACCTCAAGCTCAACTTCGGAGCCGAGGCCGCAGTCGAGGCCACGACGAAGTTCATCGCTCAGCCCTGGAGCGAGGTCGGCACCCCCGGCTCGCTCTCCATCGGCTCCAACACCTTCGTCCCCGGATGGGACTGCGCCCTCAGCATCGGCGGCACCTCGTCGGCGGTCCTCGTCGACGGTGAGGTCAACATCACTCGCAGCGCCGAGGCGATCTTCACCGCCGGCCAGCAGAACCCGTACAAGACGTGGGCCGGTCCGATCGACGTGACCGGGCGCCTCAAGTTCGTGGTCGAGTCCACCGACCCGCTCCTCCTCGCCGCCAATGGCTCCATCGCCCTGACGCAGAACACCAAGGCCGTCGTGCTTACCTTCACCGAGCCCGTCACGACCTACACCACGGCGATCACCATGAGCCAGGTCCAGTTCCACGACGCCAAGCGCACGAGGGACAAGGCCTACGTTGAGGTCGACGCCTCCTTCACGGCGCAGGCCAACACGACCGACGCCGCCTCGGGCTACTCGCCCATCAAGATCGTCTCGCAGAACACGGTCTCCTCCTACTAATGCGCCACGACCTCCCCGGCGGCTGGGCCGACATCCGAGAGTCCTCCGAGCTCACCGAGCGGCAGGCTCGTCCGGTCCGCAAGGCTTACGCATCCTTCGCCGGCGCCCTCGCTCGAGCGATCGATCCGAACGCCAACCCGGACACGCTCACCGAGGCCGACCTCATCCGAGCGATCGGGCCGGACTACATCGACGCCCGTGACGCCTACCAGGACGCCCTCATCGTCGCCTACGTCGCCGAGTGGTCATGGTCGGAGCCGAGCACCGAGGCCGCCGACGTGCTCCCGATCGCCGTCTACTCCGCCCTCGTCGAGCTCTGTGAGCAGGCCGACCGAGCCAAGCCCGACCTCGGGCCGGACGGTGCATCGGACCCAAAAGCGCCTACCGGGATCTCAACCGACTCCGAGCAGCCCTAGAGGGCCGAGTCTCCGAGCCACCGTCGGCGGACATCGCCGCACGATGGAGGGAGCACCGCTACCGGCGCTTGTACCCGATGACCCACGAGCAATACCTGGACGAGCCCGCCGAGGTAATCGACTGGACGCTCGCCCTAGATAGCATGGAGCAGGAGGTGCGGGCCGATGCCGAGCGTGATCGTTAGCGGAGTCAAGGAGACGAACGCCTCCATTGACCACCTCATCCTCAAGATGTCCGAGGCCGCCCGCAACACGGTCATCAAGGGCGGCATGATCGTCGCCAAGGCGGCCAAAGAGGAGTTCACCGAGCTCGCCATCCACAAGTCGACGGGCGAGGTCCGCATCGTCGGCGGCGACGGTCGCAAGCGCAACGAGCTCGCCGGCTCCAAGTACCGAGGCAACAACATCTCCGGCATGAGCCGACCGCACGCCAGGACGCACATCCTCCGGGAGAGCATCAAGGTCAGCGAAGTGTCGCAGGTCGGCCCTGGCCGATGGATGAGCAAGACGGGCCCGACGCAGACCTACGGGCGCCGTGTTGAGCTCGGATTCACCGGGACCGACGTGCTCGGTCGCCGTTACAACCAGCCCGCCTATCCGTACTTGCAGCCCGGATTCGAGAAGGCACGCCCCGAGCTGGAAGCCCTCTACGCTGAGGAAGTCCGAAAGGCGATGGCATAATGGCTGAAAGCGGACTCCTCCCTCCCGTAGTCGTCCACCTCCTTGCCGACATCAAGGAGTTCCAGGCCAAGATGGGCGAGGCCAAGGGCGAGATGGACACCCTCTCGGCCAAGGGCGCCAGCACCGGCGCCATGCTTTCCAAGGGCTTCGGACTCGCCGCCCTCGGAGTCGCCGGCCTCGCCGCCGGCATCGCAGGCATCGGCATCAAGTCGGCGATCGACTACCAAGACTCCATGACCAAGGTCGGCGGGCAGTTGGGCCTCACCGAGGATGCCACCAAGAAGCTCGGCGAGACGTTCCTCAAGACCTCCCGAGGCTCGGAGTATTCCGCCAACGATCTCGCCAAGGCCTACGCCGGCGTGGCCGGTCAGGTCGCCAACCTCTCAGGCGGCACCGATGTCGCCGGATCGTCCACCGAGATCCTTAAGGCCTCGATGGAGCTGGCGACCGCCAAGGGCATCGACCTCAACACGGCAGTCGGCAACGTCGTCGCCACCATGAAGACGTTCCAGATGCCGACCGCCGACGCCGGCGATGCAATGGCGCTCCTCTACAACACGAGCAGCGCCACCGGCCTCAGCATCGACACGCTCAACTCGACGATGGGCCGCATGAACGCCGCCGTCGTCGGCGTCAAGCCTCCGGCTTCCGACCTCGCCGGCCTCCTCGTGGACCTCGGCCAGCATGGCGTCACCGGCGGCAAGGCGATCACAAGCGTCTCCAACGCCTTCGGCAAGATGCTCAACCCGGCCTTCCAGACGACCAAGGCGGCGCAAGACCTCAACCTCACGATCTACGACACCAACGGCAACTTCGTCGGATTCCGCAACATCATTGAGCAGTTGCAGCCCAAGCTCGCCGGGATGACCAACGAGCAGCAGCAGGCAACGATCGCCTCCCTCGGCCTCGGCTCCGCCGGCGAGAAGTTGCTGCCGACGATCAACGCCGGCACGACCGCCTTCGATCAGGCGACCACCGCCGTCAAGGACCACAAGAAGGCGACCAAGGCAGCCGAGGATCAGAGCAACACCTTCAAGGGCAACCTCGAGAAGGTCAAGGCCGCAGCGCAGGACGCCGCTACCTCCCTCGGCAACGTCCTCCTCCCCGACGTGACCAAGGCGATGGGCTGGCTCGCTGGCCCCGGCTCCGATTACCTCCACAAGTTCATCAACGGCCTTGAGGGCAAGGGTCATTCCAAGAACCCGGCGCACCAGCTCGGCCTTGACATCCGCAACATGGTCACGGAGATCGGTAACGCCTTCACCACGCTCAAGGGCTATTGGGACGCCCTCCCGCCCGAGGTCAAGAAGATGCTCGGCGCCGGTCTGGCTGGAGCGGCGGTTGGTGCCAAGGCCGGACCGGCTGGAGCCGGTGTCGGCTTCGTCGCCGGTGCCACGTCTCCCGGCGTCGTCGCTGGAGCGCAGGCGCACAAGCGTGGCATCCTCGACCGACTGAGGGCCTCGTCAACGTACGGCTACTCAGCCGACATCGGCGGCGGACTCGTGTCGGCCAAGGATCTCATCGGTGGACTTATCACCGAGCTCATCGGCACCTCGCCCGCCGGCGCAGCCGAGCACAAGCCCGGAGGCAAGGGCGGGACTGGCGGCACCGACCTCGCCGCCGCCATGAACAGCGCCCTCACCGCCATCGCCACCAACACGGCGCAGTCGGCGACCACGCTCCAGACCTCGGACGGACGCCTGGAGCGCCACGGCCAGCACCTTGAAAAGATCGACACCTACACCGTCTACGTCTCGCAGCACACCCGAGA